GGATTCGAAATCCGTTGAAGTGGCAACATTTCCTAGGGTTCAAATCCCTATCTCTCCGCCAAAATCAAGGGGTTAGCGCTTAGCAGGCGCTAGCCCCTTTTTCATTTGGTGCAAATTTGGTGCAACGCCATTGCACCACTCGGCTATCCTTGGGTTTCCAACCACCGACGGGGATAACGAAATGGCTACCTACAACAAACGCGGTTCGTCCTGGCAAGCGCAAATCAGGCGCAAGGGATACCCAACCATGACCGCCACTTTCGACACGAAAGGCGAGGCGGTGAAATGGGCGTCGGGTATAGAGGGGGACATGGCTCGCTCGAAATACGTCGACAAAAGCAAAGCCGACCAGACCACACTAGCGGCGGCACTCGACAAGTATTTGAAAATCAGTGACGGCAAGAAGGGATCAAAACAGGAAGCCGTTCGGATTAAGCGTTGGCTAAAACATCCGCTCGCCGAAAAGTATCTAAGCGCCATTACCCCGTCCGACCTCGCCACCTTTCGAGACGAGCGCCTAAAGCAAAACGTCGCGACTAATACTGTGCGCCTGGAAATTGCAATCCTGAGTCACCTCTATTCGGTCGCCGCTAAAGAGTGGCATATGGAAGGACTGACCAATCCTTGCAAACAAATACGACTCCCCAAGGGAAGCAAGGAACGCGACCGCCGCCCGACTACTGCCGAACTCAAAAAGGTTTGTGAAGCGGCGCGAGTGATTAACCCCGAGTTACCCGTGATAATCGAACTCGCGGCCGATACGGCAATGCGTCGGAGTGAGTTGGTACTGTTGCGGCGGGAACAGATTCGCGGGCGAGTGGCTTATCTAGAGGACACGAAAAACGGCGACCGTCGCCGGGTGCCGCTTTCGACTAAAGCGCTCGAACTCATAAAGGCTTTGCCGGAAAATTCGGACGGGCGAGTCTTTAGCATTTCGCCGCAATCGGTTAGTAATTATTTCGTTCGTGCGGTACAAGCGGCCGAGGTTGTCGACCTTCACTTTCACGACTTGAGACACGAGGCGACTAGCCGTCTGTTCGAGTTGAACCTAGACCTAATGGAAGTCGCCGCCATTACCGGACACAAAACGCTGTCGATGCTTAAGCGCTACACGCACTTAAGCCCCGAGAGACTGGCCGACAAATTACCCTAGTGCCAACACACGCGGCGGCTCTTTACGGGGCCGCCCGGCTTTCACTTCTTTATATTCCCCCTGTTCGAAATCCTTTAGGAACTTGCGCACTGTTTCAACGCGCCAGCATATCCGCGTGCCTTGCTTATAGAACGGCGGCAACCAATCGGCGCGATGTTGCACCGCGCTACGGATGGCCGATTCTGTACGACCCATTAGTTTTGCAATCTCGGGGACGTGTAAAATTTCAGCTTCCATAAGTCACCTCGTCAATGCTCAATGCCTCGAATAGTCGTCGGCCAATCCAACGCACTACCGGAATCGGTTTGCTGTTACCGATGGCGGAATAACGCGGCGTGTCGGTTGCCGGTTTGCCGCGCCAACTTATCAGCGTGTAGTAATCGGGAAAGCCTTGTAACCGTTCATACTCAAGCGGTGTTAGTCGGCGCACTTGCCCGCCTTCGAATATTGCGTTTTCTTGCCCGGCGTTTCGCCCGAGTGGGTGAACCATATCGACTAACAAGTCCGGGTCTTGTGTGCCGTGAACGGACATAACCCCCGGCGTCGTTAAGACGTGCGGCATATTGCCGGGAGCCGGTCCTTTCTTGCCCGCCTGCAATGTATGGGCGAGGTCGCCGGTTAATGAGTGGTTGCGGAAATCAACGCCGCATGTAACGCCTCGGGCAAGTTCCGGCCCCGTGCCTCGGCTCGGCGCAATATCCCGGCGCACGCCTTCGGACTCAAATAATATCGACGCGGGATCAAACCCACTTCTAGCACTTGCGACAACGAACACACGTCGGCGGCGTTGGGCCAAACCGAAATATTGGGAATCCAACACCCGCCACGCAACTGCTCGCGCGGGTCCATACACACAACCAGCGTCCGACCATTTTCCCCCTGACGGCTGGAGCGCTTCGGATTCGCCCACCAGGGCGGCGAGATAACATCCGAAAGCGTTCGCCGTGTCTTGCAATACGCCGGGGACGTTTTCCCACACGATGACGGCGGCGGGTTTGCCGGACCGTCCTCGAACATAGTCAATTGCATTCGCCACCTCGACAAACTTAAGCGTCAAACCGCCGCGCTCGTCGGCCAACCCCTCGCGCATTCCCGCCACGCTAAAGGCTTGACACGGCGTACCCCCGATCAGAACGTCCGGCGCGTCGACCGCCCCGGACAACACCAACGCCGCAACCCCTGTCATATCCCCGAGGTTTGGCGTGTCCGGGTAATGGTGCGCCAGGACCGCGCAAGGGAACGGGTCGACCTCGGCAAACCACGTCGACCGAAAGCCGAGCGGGAGCCACGCCACCGACGCCGATTCGATTCCGCTACACACTGACCCAAACGTCACCATCCCCAAACCCCCGTTAACGCGCTACACGCCCGCCAGGTAAGGCACCCGCATAAAGGGGATATCATCGTCCCAATTATCAGGCGGCGCGGCTTGCTGGCTTTGCTGGGGGGCCGCTTGCTGGTTCTGTTGCGGCCGTTGTTGCGCGGGTGCCGGTTGCCCCTCGGGTTTCGGTCCGAGCAACTGCAACGAGCCGCGCATGTCCACGATAATTTCGGTCGTGTAGCGCTTGATCCCGTCCTTTTCCCACTCCCGCGTCTGCAACTTTCCCTCAATGTAAACTTGTGAACCCTTGCGCAAATACTGCCCGGCGATTTCCGCGACCTTGCCGAACAACGCGACCCGATGCCATTCGGTTTTCTCGACCGGCTGGCCGGTTTGTTTGTCCGTCCATTTCTCCGAGGTCGCGAGACTCAAGGTCGTTACCGCGTTGCCGTTGGGTAGGTAACGGGCGTCGGGGTCTTGCCCGCATGTCCCGACCAAAATTACTTTGTTAACTCCGCGCGCCATAGCAAACCTCGGGAATGTTAATTGTGAGTTTGTCGACCAGCGCCAGGAACTCGGCCCGGCGTTCGGCCAGTTGCAACAGTTCATCCTTAAAGGTGTCGCGGTCCTGTCGGTACACGATCAATTGACCGGCCTCGGGGAAGTCGGAACAGTACGACGCGAAGTCGACCCAATCCCGGCCGGTACAGTCGAGGTGTCCGACCAACTGCCAACGGTACGCCGGGTCGAATGATCCCCGTTCGGCCGTTGCCCAATGCACCGCCGCCGTCACCGACTTGATTTCGAGGACGCCGCGTTCGCCGATCAGTCCGTCCGGCGAATCGCCATAGGTGCCGCAATCAAAGAACCCGCCGTTAGTGACCTCGACGAACTGCGCGTCCTCGTACAGCATTCGCGCGACTGGTTCCTGAATGTGTCCGCGTTCCATGTCGTCGCTCTTGAAACTAAATTCCGCCTTCTGACCCGTCACCCGTTCGAGCGCCAGTTGCAAGGCGTAACGTTTGGCCGGGTCGCCGAACGCTTTCCCATAGTTCGCCATGAACGTTCCGAAGTTCGAGGCGGTCGCTTTGCCGATGCGCAAGGCGAACCATTCGTCCGTGTTCTGCTCGACGTCGCGCCACTTCATTGGGCGCACTCCGCGATTAGTTGTTGCTGGTCGGCGTCGGTCATGGTGGCGCGGGCTAGCACGGCGTTTAGGTTGCCGTCGCGCAGATACGCCGCCTTCGCGTTTTGCCACGCCTTCACGGTCGCCGGGGTGATGCTCGCCACGGTCGGAGCCTTTGGGCTAATCCGTAGCCCTTCCATTACTTCTTTGCCAAACCGGACGTTGGGGTCGACGTACACCGTGACCTTGAGGTTCTGCCAATCCTCGATGTAAGGCGAGCCGGTCAACTTCTTGAGCGTGTTCGAGTTCGTCGCGTTGAGGATCATCGGCTTTAGGATTTCGCCGGGACGCAACTCGCGCTCGGCAAACCATGCCGTGTTAAAAACGTCCTTTGTCTTTTTCGTGCGGTCGGCCTCAAGCGTCACCCGAGCTACGGTTAAAACCGTCGGCCCGACAAGATCGGCGCTAGATAGGTACGGCGAGTCGAACGCCTTTCGAAAGTGGGTTTTATCCACGGTATGACCTCCTGGGTTAGCGCTGGGATTGCGTCGAGACGATGGCCGAGGCGTTATCAGTGACGGCCCCGCCGAGCGCCTGCAAAGCGGCGAGCAGGAACCAGAAGGCGAGGCCCGCAAGAAAGCCGAGCGCGGTCCGCTGGTTACGTTGCCGAGTCATAGCGGCGACTCGTCCGCGTCGTGGGATAGGCAAAGTAAACTGTTGATCTGTTCGTTTAGGACATGAACCCGGCAATGATGCTCGGCGGTTTCCCGTTCGATTTCCCGTTGGTAATGCTCGACGAGTACGGCGGTCGGGTCTTGCTCGAACCCTTGCCATTCCACGTCGGTTTCGAACGTGCCGAGCATGGCGCCAAAGCTCAAGGGGTAATCGCTCATATCGCTAGTGAACAGGCGTTGCGGCTCGCCGGGTTTCTGGTGAACGAAAAACTTGATGGTCGCTTTCATGCTGCCCCCTTCACGATTGCCAGGATTTCGCGCCACGTCTCGACCTCCTTTCGGAGTTGCCGAATTTGTTCCTTGTCTTGGGAGTAGGCCGGGCCGTCCGCGTAGGGCAACCCCGATTCAAAGTTGCGGATATACGATTCGCACACGGCAATTTGCCGCTCGATTAGCGTTGATTTCATGGGGGGGATTTCCTCGTTAATCCATTTTGAGGCTTGCACCCGTCCCCCCTGTTGGTCGGGGGGTTCGGGTCGGGGGTGTTACTTCGCGGTTTGCAGAACTTTGACAATGTTCATGATGGGTTCCACGACCACTTCGGAATAGCCGTAGGCGAGGCCGGTTAAGCCGACGAGGATAACGAGGATCAGAACAGTTTTGTCGATGGTGGTCATGGTGGCGCGTCCTTGTTAGGTACGACTCAAATATAACTCACGTCCGGCCCCTGTCAATAACCAAAGTTATAAAGTTTTCACCGGGCAAAAAAAAGCCCGCCAGTGATAGCGGGCAAATGCCTTGCGTGGGCTACTGCTCGAAGTAGCGGGATTTTTTCAGAATGCCCGCGACGTAATGGATTGCCTCGACATCCTCGGCGGCAAGGTGAATCGGCTTATGGTCCTCGTTCACGGAGTCGAAACGGTAATAGCCCTCGGCGTACCCCGCGAACACCTTAATCATTTTGCGACCGTCCACGGTCTTAACTAAAACCTCCTCATAACGAACCGGGGGTTGATTCGGTTCGATCACCACGAACTCGCCGTGTTTGATGCGTGGACTCATTGAGTCGCCGTATACGCGCAGACCGTAGGCGTCCGGGTCGTCGCTTTGTATGCGTAGGCAACCATCGCCAAACCCCGGCGGATAGCCTTCTTCGTCGAAATAGCCGTCCTCGCCTAGCTTTGCTTTCCCTACCACCGGCACCGACCCCCATTTTATTTTCAGTTCGTCGAGGTCCGTGTTCTGGAGAACGTCCGACGAATGGTTAGGTTCTGGTGTGAATGTAGACCCACTTTCGGGGAAAGGCGAATCCCCATAACCGAGCCATTCGGGCGACACGCCCAAAGCCCTAGCAATGTCGGGGATTCGGCGGGAGTGCTGAGTTTTGCCCGAGGTGATTTTCTGGATTGCGACCTGGGAAATCGGAAAGCCGGAAACGGTAGAAACCAGGGCGGCTAATTGGACCTGGGTTAGCTTGCGGGCTTTCATCGCGCTTGTCAGACGCTCGGCCAATGTCGGGGATAAGTTCGTTTTCATGCATGAAATTTATAACCATTGTTATTGGAAAGTCAAGTTTTCAGGTTATCGCCGCTTGACTGACTTAAAACCAAAGTTATATTTGTGTTACGAAAATGGAACAGGGGGGGGCCGACATGACGGACGTAGAACGGCCAATTGAGCGAGCGGTTCGACTCGCCGGGGGACAAGCGGAACTAGCCCGCCGTTGCGGCACGAGTCAACCGCGAATCTGGCAATGCCTCAATCGAAACCTAACGATCCCGGCCGAGTTGGTTTTGAAAATTGAGCGCGCGGTTAAAGGCGCGGTGACTCGTAACGAGTTGCGGCCTGACCTCTACCCGCTCGGCCCCGACCTGTACACGGCCGAATAAATCCCAAAAAAAACCCCCGGTAGGTTCGTGCGGAACGGGCCGGGGGTTCTCTATGAGCGAGGCCAGTATGAACAACGACCCGAACTCTGACAACTCCACGTCTCAAGCGGCCGTCGTGTTGCGCTACCTGAAATCAGGCGGGCGCATTACGACAATGGAAGCCTTTACGCTTTGGGGGTTTACCCGCCTCGCCGCCCGCGTTCACGAACTGCGCAACCGTGGCGAGCCGATTCGCTCGGACAGTATCCCGGTACGGAACCGCAATGGCCGAATGGTCAAAGTCGACGTCTATTGGTACGACGGGCGGGCCGAGTAATGGCCGGGGACTGGATCAAATACCGCGCGTCACTGTCGACCCATCCGAAGGTTTGGAAAATGGCCGACGTCCTGGGGTCGTCGCTCGACATCGGCCGTCGCCTATTGACCAACCATAACGGCGCACTCGACGGAATGGTCACGCGTGACGTTACGCGTGACGTCACGTTGGCGGCGCTGTTACGCGTATGGTGCGCAACGAACGAACACACGGAGGACGGCGTGTGGCATATGTCGACCCTCGACACGCTCGACAACGCGGCCGGAATCGTCGGCTTTGGTGCGGCAATGGCGGCGGTCGAGTGGGCGATATACGACCCGCAAAACAATACCGTCACCTTGCCCAACTTCACGGAATACAACGCCCCGGCTAAGCATGGCGGGCGGTCGACGGGTGCGCTACGGCAAGCGCGCTACAGGGAAAAACTTAAGTTAAACGGTGACGCGTCACCGGGCGTTACGGGTGACGTAACGGGTGACGATAGAGAAGAGAAGAGAAGAGAAAAGAAACAACAGCCTAAAGCCACGGAACCGACCGAACCGAAAGCCCCGAAAACCAAACGCAAAACAGCGGTCCCCGAGTTGTTCCCGATAACTGCCGACATGATCGTATGGGCAAACGAACGCGCGCCCGCTACGTCGATCAGCCTGGAAACCGAAAAGTTTTTGAACCATTTCCGTTCGAAGGGTGAAGTCCGCGCCGACTGGCTGGCGACGTGGCGCAACTGGATGTTGAACGCGCAGACCTACGCCGGTCGCCGGGTTGTTCCACTCGCCAAAGCCGGGCCGGATTTTGATGACCTGACATGGACCCAAAACCTAGGGGGCTTGTGATGGATCACGTTAAGAGCCTGGTAAATCGAATCGTCGCCCGTGGCACGCAAATGCAAGGCGGCGACGAGGAACAACCCAACGTCGACGACGCGGCCGGGCGCGTGGTCAACCTGCTCGTTCGTGAACTGAAAGCAATTTTCCCGGCATGGCGGCAAGCGTGGCCGGATGACGCCTCGCTACAGGATTACAAGCGGTCGATGGTCAAGGGGTTTGTCGCCGAGGGGATAACTCAAATCGAACAAATCCGGTTCGGGGTCGCGGCCTGTCGTCGACTGCCTTCGGATTTCGTCCCGTCCGTGGGTCGCTTTATCGCGATGTGTCACCCGACCCCGGAACTGCTCGGGCTGCCTTCGGAGGATGACGCCTACGCCGAGGCAACCCGACGCGCCTACCCGAGCGGCGACCGTGGCCCCTGGTCGCATGAGGCCGTGTCGCACGCCGCGCGCGAGGTCGGGCTTTACAACCTGTCGACCTTGCCGCTCAAGACGTCCCGCGAACTGTTTAACCGCGCGTACAAGATCGTTTGCCGAATGGTCGTGAACGGCCAGCCATTGCGCCCAATCTTGATTGGCCTACCGGAAACGGTCGAGGGTCGTCGCACGCCCGAGGTCGGTCGCGCCGCCCTGGATAAGTTGCGCGGGCGTAATAAGGAGAAACCAACCGATGACTAAGCCGCTCCCGATTGAGTTGATTTTGCGCGTCCTGACGGACCCGGCCACCGGCAAACCGACGGCGGCTTTCGTCGCGGCGAGTGAGGCCGATCGGTCGATGTTGCGCGAGCGTGGGTTCCGTCTGAATACGCGGGTGTTTGCGTACCTGACCAGACCACGCAACCCCCGGTTCAATCGTCTTGTGCATGGCCTGGGGAAAATCCTCGCCCAACAACTCGACCGATTCACCGGCAAGTTATCCCACGCGGTAATCAAGGAACTGCAATTCGAGTCCGGCGTTTGTTGCGACCGCACCCGAACCGACATTCCGGGGGTCGGCGTTTTGATTAGCACGAAACCGCAAAGCCTTTCCTATAGCTCGATGGGCGAGGACGAATTTAAGGCGTTTTGGACCGGCGTTTGTGGGTATGTCATTGCGCACGACTGGCCGAACCTGACCCCGGAACGGTTAACCGAAATGGCCGAAATCGACGCTTTCAAGGAAACCGCCTGATGTGTGAATGGGTGCAAGTCAAAAAGCTGGACGGAACCGACGACATGGCCCGCAACGCTGGCGAACTCGCGACGTTGCTCGGGTGCGGCGTTCACCACCTAATCGGCCCGCTGAAAATGGATCACTGTTTTGAGGGGTACGAATGCCTTTGCCATTTGGACGTACAGGAAACGGCGAACCGTTTTCGCTATCGCGTCGAATGGGTGTCCCTCGGAATGCTCGGGGCGGTGATGATCGAACGGGAGTTATGGCAATGAGCAATGTAATTCGCGAGCGTTACGGGTGTTTCGGCATTGCCTCGGCCGAGGGGATTTCGACCGTCGGGGTTTACGCCTGGGGCCGATACGGGGACACCACGGCCGATACGGTGATGGACGAGCCGACCGAACCCGTGTGGTTTGTGTGGGGCGAAACACGCGAGGCGGCAATTGCCGAACTAAAGGCGGAACTCGACGAGGTATTAGCCGAGGGGGACGCATGAGCCTAATCAAACGATTCGCGCGCAACGTCCACGGGCGTGACTTCGCGGTCGGCGATGTTCACGGCTATTTCACTTTGCTACAGCGTGCGCTTGATGCGGTTCATTTCGACCCGACTCGGGACCGTCTGTTTATGGTCGGCGATCTGGTCGACCGTGGCCCCGAATGCCGCGCCGCTTTGGAGTGGTTGAACAAACCGTGGGTCCATTCGGTACGCGGCAACCACGACGACTACGTTTGCCGGTTCGACACTTGCGACACGGAAAATTGGGTTTACAACGGCGGGTCGTGGTTCGCCGGGTTGGCCTGGGATGAACAGCGCGAGTTCGCCGCGCAGTTCCGCGAATTGCCAATTGCTATCGAGGTCGAAACGCCGGGCGGGATGGTCGGAATCGTCCACGCGAATTGTCCGGTTGATAACTGGCGCGACCTGCTCGGCGCGCTTGATTCAAAAAGCGTCCGCAATGCTTGCCTATGGTCGCGGCTTCGGGTTGAAACGGGCGACGAGCGCGGGGTGAAAGGGATAACCGCCGTCGTCGTCGGACATAACGCACTCAATCGGCCGACCCGCCTCGGCAACGTCTATCACATCGACACGGGGGGTTGGCTCCCGCAACACGGCGGCTATTTTACGCTGCTCGACTTAAAGACCCTGGAGTCCATCCCGCCGATGCGCGATGACCTCGAATGGTTCGACCTTTGAGCAAACTACGCGAGACGGCACGCGGTCGCGACTGCCAAGTCCGGCTAGCCGGTATCTGCAACTTTGATCCCGAGACGACGGTGTTAGCCCATTACCGGCTGGCCGGAACGTGCGGAATGGGGATCAAACCCAACGACCTGTTAGGCGCGTGGGCGTGTTCGAGTTGTCACGATGAAATCGACCGTCGCACCCGGATAGTCGACGCTGAAACCGCCGCACTCGCCCACCTTGAGGGGGTGTTGCGGACGCTGGTTGAACTCATAAAGGAAAGGAAAATAACAACATGAGCAGACCCCTAGGACGTACAGGCAACGGCGAACGTCGGACCCCTCGCGAGACTTTTGATTTAGTCCGCGCCCTGGTGCGCAAGATCGGTTGTCAGTTCCCCGACAACGCCGAGGCGCGGTTGATGCTCGCGATTTTCGCGAGTGCGTTAAACGACCTCATAACGAATCAGCGCGGATTCGAGGCCGAGGCGGCACGACGGAAAGCGTCCGAATATTTGATGGGCAACATTTGGCACGCGCAGATATGCGGGGTTGAACCCGAATGGATTCGCTACCAACTGAAAACGGCCGGGATCAAGTTCGGCCCCGAGGTGTGGGCATGAACTGGCAAAAAAAGGGGCTATATCGTATCGAGTCAAACGACGGCTATATCATTGCGTCGTCGTTTGTTAACGAACGCATCACCGTTCATATCGCACGAGCGCCGCGAACCACGCCGATTATTTACGCGGGGACTGACCTCGACACGGCAAAAGCAACGTGCGAACGCCACCTATGCGAGTTCCAACAAAAAGGGGGCGGCAATTGATCCATTACCACGGGACACCGGCCGGGGGGACGCGCCTCGACGCGCTTAAGTTTCTCGCCGGTCGACATGCGTTGATCCCGTTTCCGAGTCCTATCGAGTTGCCGGGTGTCGCCGAGGTGTGCCAATCGTTCGTGTTCGATAACGGCGCGTTCACCGTATGGCGGCAAGGCGGGCAACTGGACGTCGAGGGGTACACGCGCTGGGTCGACGATTGGGCGCGACATCCGGGGTTAGATTGGGCGCTGATTCCCGACGTAATCGACGGCGACGAGGCCGCGAATGATCGTTACGTCGAGGACTGGCCTCGGCACTTGCCCGGCGTGCCGGTTTGGCATTATCACGAATCGCTCGAACGCCTGACCCGGTTGTCAATGGAATGGCGAACGGTCGCGTTGGGAAGTTCGGGCAAATGGAAAACGCCGGGAACCCCGGCATGGTGGAAACGGACCGGCGAGGTCATGGCGGCGATATGCGACCAACACGGTCGCCCGCGTTGCCGCTTGCATGGCCTCCGAATGCTCGACCCCAAAATATTTTCACGCCTACCCCTGGCAAGTGCCGACTCGACGAACGCGGCGGTCAATAGCGGGAGCATTGCGCGCTTCGGCATGTATTGCCCCCCAACGGCCGGGCAACGCGCCGAGGTTATCGCCGCCCGTATCGAAAGCCACAACAGCGCCCCACTTTGGGAACCAGACGCGCAAATCGAAATCGCGTTTTCATTGCCTGGAGGTTCATAGGATGAAACTCAATAGCGCGCGGTTAGCGTGGCACGACTGCTATTACTCGCCCGGCGATTCGGCCGCCTCGTTCGCCATTGAGCGCGCCAAACTCGGCGGCGCGGTCCAATTGTCCGAGTTCGACGGGCGAACGGTTCGGGCGGTCCATCAAGCAATAGCCGGGCGAGTCATGCAGGCAATCGGTACATTGCCGGGTTACGTCGCCGCGTTCGGGCATTGGCTCTATAACCCGCTTGCCAATGACGACCAGCGCGAGACGGCCGAGGCGGCGGTATACGTCCGCGCTTATGACAAGTCGGGGCGCATGACCGCGCACAAGGCCACGCGCGCCCGCTATGTCGCTATGGGCGTCCTCTACCGTTATCGGCGTATGCATCAAGGCGGGCAAAGCGCGAACCTCGACCCGTTGCTAAAGCCCGAGGATTTCCGCCAATGGCTCGACGACGTGTACGGTGTCCGCTTGCGTAGCGATCAATGGACCCGCGATTGGGCCGGGTTTGTCGGTCATTGTTTCGAAGCGTGCGACGACCTGGACCGGGAAGCGCTCAAGCCGGTTTCGGACGTTATCCGCGTGATGAAATCGCCGTTAGAAGTCGGGGAGACGGGCGGCGCTAGAAAGGGTTCGACGTTCTTAATATGATCCCAACCGCCCGACACGATGACGGGCTTGCAAATGGAGTGGCATAAGTGAGTAAGAGAACACTATGGCAAGAATTGAATGCAGGACCGGACGGGGATTTGGTTCTACTGTATGACGACACAATCGCCCTAATTGATGACGGCCAACACCTTTGGATTGCCGACGCGGCCCTACTAAGGAAAGCAATTGCTTGGGCACAAGCGACGGACGCCGACGAGTTTTACGCCCACGAACCCTACGCGACGTTTTGGGGCAAGTGTCCCGGCTTTCTCGTCGAGGACATTCGCGAGGGGGACGGTTTCCCGCTCGACATCCCGACCTGTATTCAGTCGCTTAACCGTTGGCGCTATAGCCATTTGATCCCGGCGTTTTGGGATTTGGACGAGGAACTTTTTTGAGGTAAAAACTCGCGCTTGACGCTCCCGTCCGGCTGGGAGTATCGTCGCCCCAACTTGAAAGCCGTCCCCCTTAAAACAGGGGACCAAAAAAACCCGGTCATTGCACCGGGTTTTTTTGTGGGCGGCGTTTAGTGTTTCGTGCCTAGCGCCTCGTCAATGTGAATCACGTTCATGACTGCCGGGTGTTGTAGGTCGTCGATGCCCCTTTGCAGAAATTGCCGGGTGTGTTCGTCACCGTAGAAACAGCGCAAAAAGTTAGCGCCGAGGACCACGAACATTTCCGCAATTCGGATTTGATCCTCGGCACACTCGGCCGAATTCAGCGCTTGTTCGAGCGCCGCCCCGGCCGCTTTCGTTGCTTCGGTCATGTCGGTCATGCGACCCCCTTAGTTGATGGTCTTTGACCGTAGTTGTGCGTCGATAGCGTCCCAATCGGGGTTGTAGTTCGGTACGGTCGGCGGCGGGTCCATACGCGGCCATGAAAGCGGGTTTTCATAACCGTCCGCCCACAAATTCAAAATGTCTTGAGACGTGACGGACGCCGGAAATTCTTTGAAGTGCCAGCCGACGCACTGAAACGGGCAATCGCCCTCGCCGCGTAGGTAAACCCACACTTTGGTTTTCGTCGGGTCGGCGACGTTGATTCGGATTTCATCGTGGTAAAGGTGGCAATCGCCCATAGGTGTTACTCCTTTTTGTTGGTGTCACTGGTTAGAACCATGATTCGACAATAGCGGGTTCATCCTCGGGCGCTCGTGGGGAACACCATAGGCCGGGCGGAATTTGGTCGCGAACGCTTTGCAACGTCGGGCCGGTGAATACGTCGTGGGTCGGGTAATAGGCGCCCCCAAACACTAACCACTTTCGAGCCACAAACTCGCCTGGATAGTCGTCTGGATGGTCAAACACCGTCCATATTTCGAGTGGTGTCCCGTTCATTCGTCACCCGTCCATTTGAAGGCCACCGGCTCGGGCGGGAAAAACAAGTGTCGGATGTTCGCGACGTTCACCACGTCAGAATCGGCCGGGAACAGTTCCAGCGCGTCGAGGTGGCCCCGGCCGCACTCCCGCTTAAGTTGCATGAGTTCATCCCACAAAATCGCCGCGACCCAATTGGTCCCCGTGTGGGCGGTACGATGCGCCGACATGCGGACATAGCCGTTTTTCTCGGCGCAGACTTGCACGAGAAAACCTTTTGAGCGCCAAACCTCTAACAGTTCGGGTCGCGCGCTCGGCCATTGGTCACGCGGGACAGGTTTAAGGCTAAGCGGCCATTTTGCATTTTCCTTTGCCATTGTTCGGCGTTGGGCAAGGGTCGTTTTAAAGGACATCGGGTTTTTCCTCGGCCAGTTTCAATACCCCGTTGATTTTATCGAAATGGGCACGGTCGGCGGCACAAGCGGCCAACGCGAGGCACGCGCCCAAACCGTCGATACGATGGTGGTAAAACTCGGCGATCAGCGCGTCATTGATTTGAAGCCGGTAAAGCGACCGGCCAACCTCGTCGATTTCGCCGGTATTGATAATCGCAATCATGGTTCCATTCCCTGTTTTTGATCGGCCTCGGCCACCGCGCGCAGTAGGTCGCGACGGGTGTTCGCGTGTCCATACTGGCAACTCGGCGTCGACGACGCATAAACCGCCCGCGTGTTATGGCGGCGGAAAATGAGGTGTCGGCCCCCGGTTTCACAAGTGAACCCGAGCGCCTTTGCCCATTGAAGTAACTTGCGCAAGTCTGACCCCTTGCGCGACGGGTGTTTCACGGATAGCCCCGTTTGAACGTGGGCAACCGGACATAGCGTTTGTCGGATAGGTCGTAACGCGTGTTACTCGGGAACAGTTCGAGGTACAGCGCGAAATCCGCCGAAACCGTCGGCGTGCTGATGCCGAAAAAATCGACCATTTGCGGGCGCCCTATGTAGCCATAGTGGTGCAACAAAAAATCGATCATGCGTAGGCGTTGCTCGACGGCGTATTTCACTCGGCGACCCCCACGAACTCGCGCCAACCCTCGGGCAATTTGCAGTTATCCGAGGCGCCTTTGAACATCGGGGCAATGTCCTGTTCGAGATACCCGGCCAACCCGCACCCGATTTTTGTCACGTTGAAAGCGAGGTCGGGATTGCGTCGGGCGTAGTCCAAGAAGTCGGACACATAACCCGCGATGACGGACAGGGGTAGCGTTCTAATCCTGGCGTCCTTTGTCGGGATTGCGTAGCTGTTGCCGTGGTGGCCGATGCCGACGCCGTATTGCGCGCCGTGGAAGTCGAGCGCGTGACGGGCCGAACCCCGGCCGTGTCGCCCTGCTAGGTTACTGCCGAACACGAAAATCATTCGATCCACTCCGCAAGCATTTTTTTCAGCGTCAACAGCTTGAGCGCGTGACCTTTGATGCGTTCGGCGTGTTCCTGCTGCACCTCGGGCGGCAACTCGCGAAACATCGCCGTGATAGCGGCATAGTCCTTTTCAAGTTGCCTGACTTCGGCCGCGACCTCGGCCCGCCATTCGATACGGCGGCGACGGTCTGCGCGGGTTTGGGCCTGGATCATCGCCCGGCTAAACGCCCGAACCACGATCAGATAGAACGCGATGAATAGCAGGGTGTTTAGGACGGTTGGTTCGAGGACATAAGGCCACGCAAAGGCCAACGGCACCGGACCAAACAACGCGATCCAATAGCGCCAGTTATTGCGAATCGGGAACAGAAACCGCCTCTGATTCGCCACGAACAACGCCACTTTGTTTTTCTTCTGCAACGCAAACTCCTTTTTTATTACGGCTCGTCAACGGGGTGTTAATCATGCCCGAAAAAAACCCGGATTTGTGGGTTTCGTTTCTTGCTTGGCTCGGGAGCGTGTCGGTCATTTTGTACCCGCCCGCGATGTCCGTTGCTATGGCGGTTCTGCGCGTCGTGTACGGCGGCGGCACACGTCGGCAAATGTTCCTAGAGGGGTCGCTTTGCGGCCTCTGCACGCTGTCATGCGTCCCCCTGCTCGAATGGGTCGGATTGCCTGGGAGCATGGCGACATTCGCGGGCGGCGCAATCGGATTCATGGGTGTTGAACGGTTGCGCATTTACGCGAGCGCATACCTCGACGCGCGGGTGAACAAATGAACCTTAGTTCGAACGGCCTCGACGCTATCAAGGGTTTCGAGCAGTTGCGCTTAACCGCGTACCTCGACACGGGCGGCGTGTGGACTATTGGCTATGGTCATACCCGGTCGGCCCTATCCGGTATGCAGATAAGCGAGGCGCGCGCCCTGATGTTGCTGGCGCAAGACGTCGCCGAGGCGGTCGAGGCGGTTAACAAGTTGGTCCGTGTGCCGCTCGAACAATACGAGTTCGACGCCCTGGTTTCGTTCGTGTTCAACATCGGCGTAGGTGCGTTCAAGTCCTCGACCATGCTTCGGTGTGTCAATGACCGGGCCGAGCCTATGCGTATCGGAACCGAGTTTTTGCGCTGGGTTTACGACAACGGCAAGAAGATAGCCGGACTCGAAACCCGCCGTCGCAAGGAACGGCTGTTGTTCCTCGGCCGAGCCTAGTTATGTCGCTCGTTATCCCCCTGTTGTTGGTAGCCGTTGCGATCTTGGCGCACGGACGCGCGGGAACCCACTATCGCGCGGGGATGACGGGTGACGCCCTTTTGATGTTCGCGTGTTCCATGTTCTTGATGATCCTGGCGGGGTTCTACCTGCTCGGGTACGGGGTAGCGTTATGGCGTTCCTGACACCGTTGGACCTCCGAGCCTATAAGGCGGGGGAATGGGTGGTCCTGGTCGGTCTGCTCTACCTGGCACTCAATGGCGCGCGCTACATGGTGCCGCGTGGCTTTATCACTGACCTCGCGAGCATTCCGCGTGCCTTGCGTTGGTTGATTGATCCCGACGGGCCGAGTCGGCAAGCGGCCGTCCTGCACGACTTTCTCTATTGCCTGCACTTCACGACCCGAGCCGAGGCCGACGCATTGTTTCTCGAAGCGTTAGAGGCGTGCGGTGTGGGTTGGGTGACGCGTCACGCCATGTATGCAGGTGTCCGCGCGGGTGGTTGGGTCTATTGGGATCAACGCAAAGACGGCACGAGCAAAGACGATTTCGTCGAGCCTGAATGGTTCGAGGCGGGCTAATGGCGCAAATCAAATGCAAGTTACGGGTTCGGATTGCGTGGTGGTGGAAGTGGTACGCCTTCGGCACCGCTGTCGTCGCCGTGTTGATGAACCGCACGCCTGACCCTGACAAGGTTAACGCTATGGCGATTCGAGCCGCACGCGTCGAGGTGTTGCCTGATGGCGACTAATAGCCCCTGGCACCACCTCTACAACACAAGGGAATGGAAACAGTTACGGCTTGCCCAGCTACGGGCCGAACCGTTGTGTCGCTACTGCCTAGCCCTAGGCAAGACGACATCGGCAAACGTTGCCGATCACAAGCAACCGCACAAGGGGAATCGGGCGCTGTTCTTCAATCCGTTCAACCTGCAAAGCCTCTGTAAGACGTGCCACGACTCGGCAAAGCAAACCCTCGAACGGTCGGGCGTGTTGCCCGGTTGCGACGTCTCAGGCGTCCCCCTGGACCCCTTACATCACTGGTACAGGTAGGGGGGAGGGTCAAAGTACAGGGGTTTTTGCTCGGCGACCGCTCACGAAAGTCCGGACACATTAAGTTGTAACAAAAAGGTGAATTCAAAATGGCAGACCGGGGAAAAAAATCCACGGCCTCGCTTTCTATCGCGTCCCCTTCGTCGTATTCCGTTCGCCTCGCGCCGCCCGCTGACATGACACCCGCACAAAAGGCGGTGTGGGTCACGGTCGTGAATTCAAAACCGGCCGATTGGTTCGGTGATGAACACGCGCCGATGCTGACTCAATACTGCCGCCACAAGGTACAGGCCGACTTAATCGCCCAACAACACGAGGCGTTCGACCCCGCGTGGCTGGCCGATGACGACGGTTTGAAGCGATACGACAAGCTCGGCGCAATGATGGAACGCGAGACTCGCGCAATGACCGCGCTATTACGGTCGATGCGACTCACACAACAGAGCCTAATCCGCGCTGAGAAAGTGGTTCGCCCACAAGGGAAGGGACTCAAGCCGTGGCAAATCGAAAACGATTAACGCGCGGCGAACGGAATTGTGCGTGGATTGAATCGCATTGTTGTATCCCCGAGGGTCGTTATGTAGGCCAACGGGTCAAGTTAACCAAACACCAACGCCGCTGGGTGATGCGGATTTACGATTCGCCGACTCGCGTTTTCATTTTGTCGATGGCTCGCAAGAATGCTAAGACCGCATTCAGCGCGTTCATTGTCCTGTTGCACTTGTGCGGCCCCGAGGCTCGGCCGAATTCGCAGCTATACAGCGCGGCACAAAGCCGCGATCAGGCGGCGATTCTGTTTGAACTGGCGGCAAAGATTGTCCGGCTTAGCGCCGAGCTATCGCACTACGTCAACATTCGGGACACGGCAAAGGAACTTTTGTGCGGTGAACTCGGGACATTTTTCAAGGCGCTATCCGCCGACGCCTCGACCAAATTCGGATTGAGTCCGGCGCTCGTTATCCATGACGAACTCGGGCAAGTGAACGGCCCCCGCTCACAACTTTATGAGGCATTGGAAACCGCAAGCGCGGCGCAAGATCAACCAATGTCCATCATTATTTCGACGCAAGCGCCGACCGATGCGGACCTTTTAAGCCTGCTAATCGACGACGCTTTGACCGGCGCCGACCCTCGGAACAAGGTCGAACTATGCACCGCCCCGGTCGACCTCGACCCATTCAGCGACGAGGCAATCCGCGCGGCCAATCCGCATTTCGACGACTTCATGAATCAGGACGAGGTTCGCCGACAAGCCTCCGACGCTAAGCGTTTGCCGAGTCGCGAACCGGCATACAGAAACCTGATTCTTAATCAGCGAGTCGAGGCCCGAGCGCCGTTTATTTCGAAGGCGGTGTGGGATGAAAACGCCGCAACCCCTGGAAATTTGCGCGGGCAAAAGGTCTTTGCGGGCCTCGATTTGTCGAGCGTTTCCGACCTTACATCGCTCGTTTTAGTGGGCGAAACCGGGGACATTTTCCCGACGTTCTGGCTACCAGAAGAAGGCATTCAAGAAAAGTCCCGAGCCGACCGCGTGCCGTATGACCTATGGGCGCGGGAAGGGTTGTTGGAACTCACGCCCGGCCGGTCCATTCAGTACCAGTTTGTCGCGCGATTCTTGCGGAATATGTTCGACGAATGCGACGTCCAAGCGCTTGCATTCGACCGCTACAACATGCGGTTTTTGACCCCCTGGCTAGTCGACGCTGGGTTCACCGATGACGAACTTTTGAAGTTTAAAAACTTCGGTCAAGGGTTCGTATCGATGTCGCCAGCACTGCGCGAACTCGAAGCGCGGCTACTCGCGAAACAACTCCGACACGGTAATCACCCGGTCCTAACAATGTGTGCGGCCAACGCCGTGACCGTGGCCGACGACGCGGGCAACCGCAAGTTCACAAAGTCGAAAGCAACCGGCCGAATAGACGGCATGGTCGCGCTCGCAATGGCCGTCGGCGCGCAAGGTGAACCCTCGGAATCGGCCCCATCACACGAACTTTTTATGGTGCTCTAATGCGATTTTTCGGCAAGCAAAAACAGCTAGAGCAAGAAGTCTCGACGCTCCGCGCGCAGGTTGAAAAGATCAACGCCGCGACCCTCGATGGTTGGGGCAAGCCGGAACAATGGGCCGAGTTTTTCGGCGTGCGCCCGGCGTCCTCGGGCGTGGCCGTCACGGTCGAATCGGCAAAGCGTAGCGCGGCGGTTTACTCGTGTACGCGGTTGATTGCCGGGGCCGTCGCCCTGTTGCCTATCCCGGTATACGAGCGGACATCGAATGGCGGGCGGAACAAGGTCGAGCATGACCTATGGTGGCTGCTCAATGAATCGCCATATCCAACCCTTACGGCCTGCTCGTTTTGGGAATGGATGTTGTCGAGCATGTTGATGCGCGGTGATGGGTTCGCCCAAATTATCCGCGACCGCAACGGCAATCCCTCGTCCCTTATGCCGATCCCGCGCGAGTGTGTACACGTCACGCAACGGGATGGACACCTTGTCTATTTTGTCAGCGACGGCGAGTCGGTCTATGGCCTGTTCGATCACGACGTTTTGCATTTCCCTGGCTACGGTTTTGACGGCTGCAAAGGCGAATCGGTTATCCGATACGCGGCCCGGCAAGCGGTCGGGACCGCCCTTGCGGCCGACGAATACTCGGGCACTTTCTTTGCAAACGGCGCGACCCCTTCGGTTGTGCTGAGTTATCCGCAAGGCGTAGCCCCAACCGAGGCGCAACAAAACTACCTCCGCGACCAGTTCAACGAACGGCATACCGGCAACGCCAACCATCACAAACCGTTGCTGATGGTGAACGGCGGCAAGGTCGAACCCGTTTCGCTGAATGCCGAGGATGCGCAGCTACTCGAAACCCGAAAATTTCAGGTGGTGGAAATCGCCCGAGCGTTCGGTGTGCCGCCTCATATGATCGGCGAGACAAGCGCGTCGACCAGTTGGGGGAGTGGCATTGAACAAATGTCGATTGGGTTTGTTCGCTACACACTCGGGCCGCACCTCCGCCGTATCGAGCAGGAATTGAACCGCAAACTTTGGCCCCGCTCGACGCGCTATTTCGCCGAGTTCAACCGTGACGGTTTGCTGGCGGGCGATTCGAAAACCGAGTCCGAGGTGATTTCTAAATCGCTCGGCGGTCCTGGCGCTCAAGGCTGGATGACGGTTAACGAGGCGCGGCGCATCAAGAATTTGCCGCCCGTTCCTGGCGGCGATGTTCTCTATCTAACCAACGCGACCCAAGGGGCTGGCGTATGAAACTGATGCAGCTTTACCTAAGCAATCAAGCCGCGCCCCGTTCGGTTCGTATCGAGCAGGCCGCGCGCGAGGCGACCGTATACCTATACGACATCATCGGCGAATCGTGGGCGGGCGGTGTCTCGGCAAAGGAATTTGTCCCGCAACTGGCGGCGCTCGACGTCGATACGATTCACCTCCGCATTAACAGTCCTGGCGGTGACGTGTTCGACGGCCGCGCGATTGCGAACGCACTTGCCCAACACCCGGCGCACGTCGTCGCCCATATCGACGGGCACGCCGCCAGCGCCGCGACCTATGTAGCGCTAGCGGCCGACGAGGTGGAAATTGCCGACGGCGGTTTCTTCATGATCCACAACGCCTGGACGATTGCGCTAGGCAACGCGAACGACCTCGAAGCAACGGCCGCACTGTTGCGCAAAGTGGACGGCTCTATCGTCGCCGACTACCAGCGCAAGACCGGCAAGTCCCCGGAAACCATTACGGAATGGATGGACGCTGAAACGTGGTTCACCGCTGACGAGGCGCTAGCAAACGGCTTTGTCGACCGTATCGCCACCGGCCAGAAGGCGGCGAAAAATCAATGGAACCTCGCGGCCTACGGCAACGCCCCGGCCGCACTAACCGAACCCCCCGAAACAGAACCAGTATTCGACCGCGCCGCACTTGAGCGCCGGTTGTCTCTGCTCGAAACCATCGCGCCCTAGGCACTCGCCAACGCGAACCCAAGCCCGCCAATTCGGCGGGTTTTTTTATGCACGGAGAAAATGCAAATGACCATTCAAGCATTGCGCGAGCGCCGCAACGGATTAGCCATTGAGGCGCGCAAACTGTTGGACGAGTCCAAGGATAAAGTGTGGACCCCCGAGAATCAGACCCGGTATGACGCCCTGACCGGCGAAATCACCGACATTGATTCGCGCGTTGAACGCGAGCAAAAGTTGCTCGACCTTGCGGCCGAGGAACACGCGCAACACAAAGAACCAAAGAACAAGCGCGACACTGACGACATGCTGTCGGACATCAAAATTTTCGACTGCTGGATGCGTCGCGGTGAAAAAGGTTTGAGCGCGGAACAGGCGCACAAACTCTACAACACCATGTCGACCACCACGGGTTCCGAGGGTGGTTATACCGTTCCGTCCCTGGTCGCCTCCGAGTTGATTAACTCGCTGAAAGACTTTGGCGGGATGCGTGGTGTTGCCCAACTGTTGACCACCGCGCAGGGCAACCCGTTGTCCTACCCGTCGAGCGACGGCACCGCCGAGGTGGGCGAACTGCTCGCCGAGAACACCGCCGCCGCCGCCCTGGACCCATCGTTCGGGACCGTGGGTTTGAACGTCTACAAATATTCCTCGAAGGTTATCGCCGTGCCTATCGAGTTGCTGCAAGACTCGTCCGTCGACATTGAGGCGTTTGTCCGTCAACGCATCATTGAACGAATCGGCCGCATCACTAACCAGCATTTCACCACCGGGACCGGCACTGCCCAACCGCGCGGCGTTGTGACTGGCGCAGCGTCCGGCAAAGTCGGCACGACCGGCCAAACCCTGACCGTTATCTATGACGATCTGGTCGACCTGTTGGAGTCGGTAAACGAGGCGTATCAACTCGGCGGCGTTTGTCAGTTCATGTTCAACCAAACCGTTCGCGGTCTGTTGCGCAAACTGAAGGACACCGCAGGCCGCCCAATCTGGACTCCTGGCTATGAGGCGGGCATTACTGCCGGGGCGCCTGACCTGCTGTTGGGCAAAAGCGTGGTGATTAACAACGACATGGCGGTCCCGGCCGCTAACGCGAAGTCGATCATCTACGGCGATTTCAAGAAGTACATCATCCGCGATGCCATGTCGGTTTCGCTGATGCGCTTCGACGATTCCGCCTACGCGTCGAAAGGCCAAGTCGGTTTCCTGGCGTTCATTCGCTCGGGCGGCAACCTGATGGATAGCGCGGCCGTGAAGTATTACGCGCATTCCGCGACCTAAGAAACAGCCGGGGCGGGCTTCGGCTCGCCCCGTTTTTTACTCGTCGCAGAAGGGGGAAAAAATGGCCGTAGTTAAAAGCATTTCCGCCCGTTGTTTAGTGGCGTTTGTTCTGGAACAGAAACAATACCAACCGAATCAGGTTGCCGAATTCTCGACATCGACCGCCGCCACGCTTAAGGCGATGGGCTGGATTGATGACGATAAAACCGCTGTTGCTTATTGCCTGCAAAACATCGAGGCCGACCCATGCGCCTAGAATTGCTCACGGCCCCGGCGACCGAACCCGTCACGTTGGCCGAGGTCAAGACCCGTCTACGAATTGACGACGCCACCGATGACGATGGGGTCGAGCGGTTGATTGCCGCCGCCACCGGGTACGCGCAGAACATCACCCGCCGCGCGTTCGTGACGCAAAGTTGGGCGCTGATTCTCGACGCCTTTCCGTGTGGGTCTATCTCGCTCCCGCTCCCGCCGTTGGTATCGGTCGAGGAAATTAGTTACATCGACGCCAACGGTGTGACGCAAGTTCTCGCGGCCGGGGATTACCTCGTGGACCGGGCCGGAATGATCGGCATGATTCACCTCGCCTATGGGAAACAATGGCCGTCGACCCGCGCGCAACCGATGGCGGTCCGAGTTGAATTTACGGCGGGCTATGGCGCGGCCGACGACGTACCGTCTGACCTCGTGTCGGCAATGCTGTTGCTGATTGCGCATTGGGACCAGAACCGCGAACCCGTGGTGGTCGGGACGATTGTTTCGAGCGTGCCGCTTAGCGTCGATTCGTTGCTATCGCCGTTCGTGATTTCGGGGATTGTCTAATGCGCCTCGGACCACTACGCCACCGCGTCACCTTTGAGTCGCGCAAGACCGGCCGCGACGAATTCGGCCAGCCGCTAGAGGGTTGGGATTTCGTCGCGACCTTGTGGGCGTCGGTCGACCCTATCAGCGGGCGCGAACTGTTGTCGGCGCAACAAACCCAAAGCGAAGTCACCCACCGTATTCGCTGCCGTTACCGGGCCGGAATCGAAACCGCGCAGCGTATCGTTTACGACGGCCGCGCGTTCAACATTCAATCCGCAATCAACCCGCGCGAGATCGGCGCGTCCCTGGAAATCCTGGCAACCGAGGGGCTAACCGATGGCCGATGAAATCAAGGTCGAGGGACTCAAGCAATTAGAGGCCACGCTTAAGCAATTGCCCGCGCGCCTGGGTGAAAAGGTCATGCGTGGCGCGTTGCGTGCGGCGGCGCAAGTTATCCGCAAAGACGCCCAATCAAAAGCGCCGATCCTCAAGGAACCGAGAAAGGGACGCAAGCCGGGAACGGTTAAGAATGCGATCACCGTTCGCCGTTCGAAAAACGACAAGTTCGGGGTATTTGTTGGGATCAAGGGACTAGGCAAGAAGGCGGTTAAAGAATTCAAGGCGAGCGGCGGCAAGTCCCGCGAAAATCCGGACGATCCGTTCTATTGGATATTCCTTGAATTCGGTACGGCCGAGACGCCCGCCGCGCCTATGCTCCGACCGGCGTTCGAGTCGCGCAAATACGAGGCGTTGCAAAAGTTCGAGACGTATTCGAAACGTCGAGTGGTGCGCGAGGCTAACAAACTGGCGCAGGAAAACGGGGGCAACCGGACATGATCGAATCAGACGTCCATGCCGTGTTGGTTGCCGCCTCGGCCGTGACTGCCATTGTCGGACAACGGGTTGCGGCGGGCATTCTCCCCGAGGGGGAGTTGCGCCCATACGTCACATACAGCCTTATCAGCGGGGAGCGGATTGGTTCCATGACCGATTCGGGTTTGATGCGTCACGCGCGAATGCAGCTTAATTGCTGGTCGCCAAACTATGGCGTTTCCAAACAAATCGCCCTGGCGGTACAAGCGGCGATTGAGGCAAGCCCGCTGTTCGAGGTGGTGTTTCTCGGCGATCAGGATTTGTACGACCCCGAGACGAAATTGTTTTACGCCGTCTTAGACTTTTCCATTTGGCAGTTGACCGCCTGAGTCGTGCGGCGGATAGCCGATGGTTTCCTTTGACGCATCACCACCGGGGCGAATGCGATTGTTTACCGGGTCTTTGTGCCAACCTTGCGGTTCGTCGTCGTGGTCCGGGTCGAATGCTGCCATTGCCGCGCACGCCTCGGCCACGGATTTATAACAGTAACAACACTCGGCCCCGTGATAATCCAAATTGAAATAGAGCCGTCCGTTTGTGAACATTTTCGCAACTGCTAACCACGTCCCGTCCTCAAGTTGGCGCGCGTATTGATAGCCCATTTCGAACACGTCGGCCTCGTCGATTCCGAGGCCGACACTGTTATACGGCCGTTTCTTTTTCATCGTGGCGTTACCCCTCGAAATCCGGGTTATCCCAAACGAGAACCATGTTGCCGGTCCCGTCAAACCCGCGTGAAAAAATATAGTCGGCTTTGATCGTTTTATGGGTGACGGCGAGCAGGGGTTTTAAAGCGTGCGGCCTAGAGTTGCCGACAAAAATGTATCGCTTGATTCGATTCAACATTGCCCCCTCGTCGACGCCTATTACGTTGCCGCCGCGAAAGTGTTCGGCCGGGTGGTATTTGTGCGTTACCCACGCACCCACGACGACCTCGGGCTTTAGTTGCTTTACCGCCTGCTCGGCCGACATGCGCAAAACGTGTTTCCCATAGTTGACGGCCGGTTGCCCCATTGCCCGGTAATGGGCCTGGATAACCGGGTCGTCTTGCATATGGTTATCCGTGCAAGGAATGCCGAGCGCCCGACCTAATACGCCGTTGCCGCTGCCGATTTCGATTGCCGATCTAGTCGGACTGACCTCAAGAATCAAACGGTTTATGAGGTCGCAAAGTTCCGTCGTCGGGAGCGCGTACAAACCGTTACGCAAACAAAACCCGGACAGTTCGTTTTGCGGGAACTCCGCATAGAACGCGGCGGGCATGACCCGCAACCCGTCGAACCCTAGCGCCTCGTTGTCGAGCCTGAATTGTACGGCGTCGTTTACCTGCAACAGCTTGGGTCGATTCGGCATTTGTTGCGCCCTGGTTGGTTCCCGTCTGCAACGTGCGGCGGGTTAGACCTCACATCTTACAACATTTGTTTTTGCCCGCCAAAACACCGCCCCACCTAAACCCCCCAACCGTCACGGATAACCCCATAAGCGTAACGCTCGTGGGGTTTTTATTTGGAGTAATCGCAATGCCTACTAAAAGCCGCGCGGTGTCGAGTCAAGGCACCCACTTTTATATCGAGAACACGGCCGCAACACTGGTCACTACTGCTATCACCGCGATTTCGAAAGCGGCTAAAGCTGTGCTGACTGTCGGTACGCATACCTTTGTGAAAGGCGATGTCGTCAAGATTGCCGCCGTCGTCGGCATGACTGAAATCAACGGCCTAAAGGGAATCGTCGAGACGACCACGGCCACCACCGTGACCCTGGCTAACATCGACTCGACCGCGTTTACCACCTACACGAGCGGCGGGACGGCTGGCCTGTTGCAATTTTTCGAGACGTGCCAACACAAGTCCTATTCGGGCTTCGACGGTCAAGCCTCTGAAATCGACACGACCACGCTTTGTTCGACTGCCAAGGAAAAAACCCTCGGCCTGCAAGACGCGGGCGGTATGTCGGCCGACTTGCATTACGTCGAGGATGACGCGTTTCAGATTGAAGCGAAGGTAGCCAAGAAAGACGCCCTTTCTCGCTGGTTCAAACTGGTGAAGAAAAACGGTTACATCAAAGTTTTCGAGGGGTACGTTCGTTCGCTTAGCGATTCGGGCGCGGTCGATGGCACCAACGCCGGGACATTGGCCGTCACCATCACGGGCGAAGTGTACGAGGTGGCCGGTGCTTAATCGTGACCAAATCTTGGGCGCGAAAGATCGCGCCCAACAAGTTGTCCCGGTGGCCGAGTGGGGCGGTGACGTAACAATCACCGCCCTGTCGGTTCGCGACCGTAGCATGGTCCTCGCTCAATGGGCGCGTATGGGTGCGCAGAAAGATAGCGGCGCCCCCGTGGAACTCATGGCCGAAATCAAACTTAACCTCGTCGCCCTTTCCATCACCGACGCCGACGGCGTAGCCCTGTTCACGCTCGACGACGTGGCCGCACTCGCGACCAAATCCGAGCGGCCAATAGGCGCGATTGCCGACGCGGCAATTCTCCTAAATCGATTCTCGGTAACTGCTACCGAGGACGCCGCAAAAAACTAAGAAGCCGCCCCGAGCAATTTTTCCTGTTCAAGCTCGCCCGTGATTTGGGCGAGTGGAACGTGGACGCTTTGGCGCGGCAAATGTCGTCGACGCAACTGGTCGACTGGATGGCGTTTTATCAAGTCGATTACGAAATCCAAACCAACACACTCCCCCCGCTTGAATACGACGACCCGGCCGAACACTCGGCCGCAATCGACGCCCTGTTCTGAGGATTGAATTTATGTCGCTCGGTACGCTGACAATCGACATCGCGGCGAATCTGGCGCGCTTAGAATCCGACCTCGGCAAAGCCAACCGCCTTTCCCAAAAGTTCGCCGAGGACCAGCAAAAGCGATATGCCCGAATCGGTAAGTTGATAGGCGGGGCAATCGCCACGTTTGCAACCGGCGCGTTCGCTGGATGGATCAAGGAATCTATCGACGCGGCCGACGCGGCGGCGGAAACGGCGCAGACAATCGGGATCAGCATTGAGGCTTATCAAGGTCTGAGTTTTGCCGCGTCGACGGCGGGCGTCGAGCAAGAAGGTTTGACCGGCGCGCTAACCAAATTTAACAAGACCATTTCGCAAGCGGCGGCGGGCGGCAAGAAACAGGCGCAAGCCTTTGCCGACCTCGGCTTAAGTGTGCGCGACAACAACGGCGATTTGAAAACCGCCGACAAGTTAATGCTGGAAGTCGCCGACAAATTCCAAGGCTACACCGACGGCGCGAACAAAACCGCCATTGCTCAAGACCTGTTCGGCAAGTCGGGCGCCAAACTTATTCCGCTACTCAATAGCGGCAAACAAGGCATTACAGATTTAACCGATCAAGCGCAACGCCTCGGCCTGGTAATGAGCGCCGAGGCCGCCGCCGCCGCCGACAACTTTAATGACAACCTGACGGTTCTGGCCGGGGTAAGTCGCGGCATGGCGAACAACCTTGCCGCCGAATTGTTGCCCGCGTTAAACGATATCGTCGGGTTAATGATTGACCTCGCCGACAACTCGGACACCGCCGCCGACAAAACGTCGGGCCTCGGAACCGTGCTTAAGACCGTGACCGCAATTGCGATTGCGCTCGGCACTGAGTTGCAAACCGAGGCTATCAGCCTCGCCGGTTTTGCAGCGGCGGCGGTACAAGCGGGGAGCGGTGATTTTGCTATCGCCGCCGATACGCTTAAAGCGATGAAAGCCGACATGGACGCGGCCGAGGCGAAAGGCGCCGAGCGTATCGACAAACTGTTCGACGGCACCTATGCCAAAAAAGCCCAAGAAGCGGCGAAGGTTGCGCACGAATATACAAAGACACTTGAGCGCACGACCACCGCAGAAGACGCGAACGCCAAAGCGGCGGCGAAAGCGGCGGCGGCGATAGACAAACAAGTCGAGGCATTGAAGGAACAAGCCGCGACCGTCGGCATGACCACCACGCAAACGACCCTGTACAAACTCGCCCAAGACGGCGCGACCAAAGCCCAATTGGAAAGCGCCGCCGCCGCCCTGGCAATCGTCGACGCTTACGACAAATCCCAAAAGGCGATCAAGGATCACACGGAGCGCGTCACCGCGTTTAACGCGGTTCAAGAATCGACCTTTACCGAAGGCCAGAAACTTTTAGACGACTATCAAACGAAAGTCGAAACCCTACGCAAATCGCTAAATGCGGGCGACATAGACCAGACCCAATACGACAACGTAATGGACGGCCTCGACAAAGGATTGTCCAAGTCGCAAGACAAGTTGGCCGAAACTAAAGACGTTATGTCCGTGTTCGCCGACGAGGCCGCGCGCAACATGCAAAGCGCGTTTGCGGATTTCCTGTTCGACCCGTTCGCCGGGGGGGTCGACGACATGGCGGCGAACTTTGGCAAGGTCATACAGCGAATGATTGCCGAGGCCGCCGCCGCGCAATTGATGGATTCGGTTTTTGGTGCTGTCAGCAAAGACACCGGGAGCCGTGGCGGCGGGTTGTTGGCGACCGGCTTAAAAGCGGCTGGCGACTTCTTTGGGTTCGCGGGCGGGAAAGCCGTCGGGGGTCCGGTCGAGGCCGGGAAACTGTACGAGGTCGGCGAGAACAACGCGCCCGAAATGTTCATGTCGAACGGTCGGCAATACATGATCCCCGGCAACTCGGGAAGCATTAAACCGCAAGGCGGCGCGAGCGAGCGCAATACGCAAATTTTCAACATCTCGACCCCCGATGCGAATTCGTTTCGCGCCAGTCAACGGCAAATCTCCCGCCGTGCCAAACAACAAATGAGCCAATCATGAGCCGATTTCTCGACGTCTATTTAGACCGTTGCGTCCCTGGTTATCCGTGCATGAGTTCGCCGCGTTGGTCGACTTCCATTACGCATTCGGACTCCGGCGCGGAACAGGCGAACCAGCGATGGGAACACCCGTTAAGCCGGTACACGTTGCCGCAAGCGTTCCGCGATCACAACGTCTATGAGGCCGTGCGCGATCACTGGCTAATCATGCGCGGGCCGTTGCGCTCGTTCCCATTCCGCGACCCGCTCGACTTCGCGTCGTGTCCGCTGACCCGCCCTAATGTCGTGCCTGGGGTTACGTTCTCCGATCAAGTGCTAGGCACTGGCGACGGAATCACCGTGGCGTTCCAACTGGTCAAGACCTACACGCGCGGCGGGCAAAGCTACACGCGCAACGTAGTTCATCCGGTCGTTTCGACCGTCAAGGTTTCGATCAACAACACCGACCCGACGTTGTGGACAACCCCCCTGACTCCGATTTTCTGGACCGTCGACCGAGCTACCGGCGTCGTCACCTTTAGCGCGCCGCCCGCGCCTGGGGCCGTGGTGCGTGCCGGGTATCTGTACGACGTCGAGGTCCGGTTTGAATCGGACGAATCGTTCGACGGCTTGCTACAGGACTACGGCGTTTCCGGGTTTGCCGATCTGGTCCTAATCGAAATTCGCCCTTGCTGATTTTAGAGGTGACATATGGCTTTGCTTTGGTGTGATGGTTACGACCACTACGGAACCACGAACGCGAAATTGCTTGACGGGGTTTATGCAGAGATCGGCGGGTCTGTTTCGATTTCGACGATCAACCCGCGCACGGGGACGTATAGCCTCCGAATCTCTGGCGGGGGTAGCACTGCGCAAAGCTGGGTTCGTCGTGTCTTGGGCGGCGCGAAAACCACCGTCGGCATGGGCGCAGCGTTTTACTTTACAGCGCTCCCGACGGGCAATAATTCCCAACGCATTTTTGGTTACAGCGATACGACGAACACCTATCAAATACAAATTGTGATTCAGTCGACCGGGACTATCGAGGTGTGGCGGGGGAGTGCCGGTTCTGGTACATCGCTCGGCGTAACGTCGGTTCCGGTTATTGTCGCGAGTGCGTATCAGCATATCGAGGCGGTTATATTTTTCAGCCAAACCGTCGGGACGGTCGAGGTCCGGGTGAACGGCGCAACCGTCCTAAGTGTTAGCGGCGTGGATACTTGCGCCACCGCACTAACCGAATGCAGTCAAGTTTATATTGGGGGTGCGGCCTCGGGCACTGGCATTCAAGTCGACCAAACCCAATACATCGACGACGTGTATTGCTACGACAATACGTCGAGTTACAACAACACGTTCATAGGCGACCGCCGCGTGTTAACCCTGTTCCCCGATGCCAATACGGCCACCGCCGATTGGACCGCCGTAGGTGCCGCGTCCGGTTATCTGTGTATCAACGAGGCCAGTCCGAACGACGACACGAATTACATTAGCGCCGCCACCGTTGGCCTCGTTTCGCAGTTCGGGTTACAGAATTTGCCGGGCGGGATTTCGGTTGTGAACGCGGTTGTCATGGTCGAGCGTGCGCGCAAGACAGAAGCCGGTTCGGCTAACACACAAGTCTCTATTGTGTCCGGGGCTTCGACCTCGAATGGTGCTGACAAACCTTTGACGGAGGTTTACACCTACCGCCAAGACGTTTTTCAAACCGACCCGGCAACCGCCGCCCCGTTCGTTCCCGCCGCTGTTGATGCCCTTCAATTCAAAGTCGCACGGACGGCCTAACGATGACTGTCTACGCCACAAGCTTTGGCTCCGACACAACCGGGGCGGCTCCGGCGAACTGGACACAACGCTGGACAACAACGGGCTCGACTTGGCTAGTGCAAGCGAGCGCGACGACTACTCAAGGCAAGTACCTACAACACGCCCGCACGACTACGGCTAAACGCCTGCTGTCGTGGAACGATGTTGACGCCGACGCGAACCGGGACAACAGCGAAATATTTGTCCGCGCGCGAACAAGTAGTTACTCGTCGTCTGACCAGTTTTGGCTAGTTCTGCGTGGCTCGGGGAGCGCCGGTTCTGAAACGGGGTATGTGTTTTACAACCTTTCCGACACTCAATTTCGTGTGTCGAAAATGTCGGCCGGTACGCTGACCACTATTGCGACGTTCAATTTTACTTATGTTGGCGCCGTGTTCCTCGGGTTTCGGTTTCGCGTTAACGGAACGTCGATCAAGGCGCGGGTATGGAACAGCCAAACCGACGCCGAACCGGCGACATGGAACGTCGACACAACCGACGCCACGATTTCCGGCGTCGGCTGGGTCGGGGTTGGTAACGCCGCGTTTACCGGGACACAAGACTTTGACGATATAGCCGTGGGCACCAACGGCGACACGGCCGCTTTTCCGGCGTCGGCCGAGGCACGGCAAACGCAAGACACGTTATTAGTTCTTGAGTCCGGCGATACTTCGACACGGGATACACAACTTGCGGCGCTGGTCCTCGGCATTGCAACGCCCACTATTCGGGAAACGCAATTCGCCGCGCTGGTGATGATTGCGCCGAGTCCGCCTATTCGGGAAACGCAATTCGCCGCGCTGCCCCTGGTCGAGTTCCACGCTAATACACCCGTCACCCAAATGGCGGCGCTCGTCCTGGCCGAGCATATCCCTTGCACGACGCAATGGGCGCAAACGTGGACGATCACCCGAACCGATGGGCATGTGTTCGCCTATACCTCGCTCGACCGTCCGCTAACTTTCCGGGGGGTTGTGCATAGCCCTTGCAATTCCTTGAGCGCTACGGCCACGGAACAGAGTACGACCATCGGCGCGAGCGGGAACATGGAACTACTCGGGATCATTTCCGACGTCGGAATCAGTGAACAGGATTTGTATAACGGCCTGTTCGACTTTGCCCGGTTCGAGGTCTGGATGGTCCCGTGGTTGAACACGACCGGCGAGACGCCTTTCCGTTTGATGGCGGGTACGACCGGGACCATGACCCACGGGGTCGAGGGGTTTAAGTTCGAGGTGTTGACCGGCTCGGCCAACCTTCGACAAAAGGCATTGCTCGAAGTCTTTACCCCGTCGTGTCGGTATGGGTTCGGTTCAATCCATGACGCGCGGTGTCCGGTAAACCTGGCGGCGATTACCGTTGCCGGTTCGGCCACTAGTACAGCGGTCCCGGCCGCCAGTAATCAGGCGACCCGGCGAATCGTAATCGACGCCACGCGCGCCGAGGCGGCGGGACACTTCGACCTCGGGATTCTGACGTGGACAACCGGGCCGAACGCGGGCGCGTCGAGCGAGATAAAACGCTTTGAGTCGGGAACCTTTGTTCTCTGGTCGCCGTTGCTGTTCCCAATTGGGGTTGGCGACACCTACACCGCGACCCCCGGTTGTAACAAATCCCCCGCCGACCATATGCGGTTCAACGCTGACATGGTGGATTACGGCGGATTCCCCGACGTACCCGGCTCGGATTCGATCAACCAATTTCCCGACGCGAAGGGGTAACTATGCGCGACCAGATTGTCACGGAGGCGCGGCGATGGTTGGGCACGCCGTATCACCATCAAGCGGTTTTGTGTGGGGTCGGTGTGGATTGCGTCGGGTTGATTCGTGGCGTCGGTCACGCAACCGGCGCACTCCCCGAGGACGCCGAGGCGTGGGAACGGTTCGGCGGCTATAGCCGGATTCCGAACCCGCGTCGGATGGGCGAGGGAATGCGCCAGTTTTTGCGGCCCCTGGATGTTGCGCCCCAATGCGGTGACATCGCGTGGTTAGAGTGGCGACATGATTTGCCGATGCACCTTGCGATTCTGGCGAGTGACAACCGGGGCGACTCGACGTTGATTCATTCGTACAGCGAGGCGGGCGGCGTGGTCGAGCATGGCCTAACGCCCGAATGGTTGGCGCGGGTGAAAAGTTGGTGGCGGTATCCGAACCTTGAGGGGTGTCTATGAGTAGCGTCGGGCAAGTTGTCGGCGGCGCTGCTGGTGCCGTAATCGGGTTCTTTGTTGGTGGCGGTCCGGCTGGCGCGATCTATGGCGCGCAAATCGGTATGACCGTCGGCGGTCTTATCGACCCGCCCAACGGTCCCGAACTTGAGGGGCCGCGTCTGCAAGATAAACAAATTATTGTCTCGACCTATGGCAATGCGATTCCGCTGATTTACGGCCCTGAGAACCGCGCGAGCGGAAACGTGATTTGGTCGACCGGCTTAATCGAAACCGCCGAGGAAGAGGAAAGCGGCGGCGGCAAAGGCGGCGGCGGCGGGGCGACCCAAACGAATTATTCCTACCGGATTAGTTTCGCCCTGGCGATGGGTGCCGGGACGATGGTTGGTGTTAACCGCATATGGGCAAACTCGAAACTGATTTACGACGCCACGGGTTTGACCGTTCCCGCCGTCGACCCGGTAAACGGCCAGATTGTGACAAAGGCGAGCGGCACGCATTCGGTCATGGAAGAGATGCATTTTTGGCCGGGGACGGCGGTTCAAGTCCGTGACTCGTGGATTCAATCCAACAACCCGACGACCCCGGCTTATCGCAACATTGCCTATATCGTGTTCAAGGATTTGCAGTTGGCCGACTTCGGCAACCGGATTCCGAACATCGAGGTCGAGATTGCCGGGGGCGCAACAACCAACGTCGCGGCGGTGATTCAAGACATCGGCCGTCGTGTCGGGGTTACTGACATTTCCGTCACCGGGTTAACCGATGATCTGCGCGGGCTGGTCATTGCGCGCGCGGCACAAGCGAGCGGCGTTCTCGCCCCGCTCGCCATTGCTTACAATTTCGACCTCGCCGAGCAGGCCGGGCAAGTCCGTTGCGTGAAGCGTGGCGCGGGCATGAAAGGCGTAATACCCGTGGGCGATATGGGCGCGGTTGAAGGTGCCGACAACACGACCGAACCGGCGCGCTTTCAAACCGTCACCGGCCTGGAAATGCCCAAAGAAGTTTCATTAACGCACCTCGACCCGGCACTTGATTATCAAATCAATAGCCAACGGGCGCGCAAGGATATAGGCAACGCGGCGAACATTCTTAGCGTCGAGTTACCGCTAACCTTGGGCGTCGACGAGGCGCGACGGATTGCCGACCGTACCCTTTGGGAAGCCTGGACGGCCCGCCGTAGCGTCGACTTTGCCGTGACTGATAAGTGGGTGCGCCGATCCTCGGGCGACGTCGTGGGCGTGGTTGTGGACGGTCAAACGCTGCCCTATAAGATCGTGCGGATAACACGCGGGGATAACGGTATCAACGCCATATCGGCACAACGCGACGACCCCGAGGTTTATACCTCCGACGCGTTCGGCACTGACGGCAACTTGCCGTCGAACGTGGTCAAGTTCCCCGGCGTTACGCGGCTCGTGCTTATGGATATGCCAATCGTCCAAGACGGCAACGACGACACCGGGTTTTATTGGGTCGTCACCGGGGAAAATACCGGGTGGCGTGGGGCCGATGTTCGCCGGTCGATTGATGGCGGGTCGTCTTATTCGAGCATGTCCAAGGTCGGCGTTCGTTCGGTGATAGGTGACGTCGCCGTGGCGTTGCCTACCGGGCCGACGGATTTTTGGGACCGTGGCAACTCGCTAACGGTTGTCCTCGAATACCCCGGCGCGACCCTGGAAAGCATGAGCGAGGATTTGATTATCGCCGGGTATAACGCGGCGTGGGTCGGCCCGGCCAACGGGCAAGGCGGCGAGGTTATCCAGTTCGCCACCGCCGCCCTGGTCGGTCCCGCCACTTACACACTGAGCAACTTGCTACGCGGCCGACTTGGCACGGAGGCGAACACCACTCACGGCGCGGCCGAGGTGTTCGTGTTGCTCCGCACAAACACGCTCGGGCGTAGTGAGTTCGGCCCGGCCGACTGGTATTACTCGCGACTGTTCAAACCCGTGTCCATCCTGACTAACGAGGTCGACACGACCGCGCAAGCCTTCACGAATAACGGCGTTGGGAAAATGCCACGGTCCCCGGTCCACGTTGCGGGCGTGCGCGATGGTTCGAATAACCTCGCGTTGTCCTGGGTGCGGCGTACCCGCCTGCAAGCGCCCGGCCTCGGCCTCGGCCCTGTTCCCTTGGGCGAGGCGAGCGAGGCGTATCAAGTCGACATCTATAGCGGCGCGACGGTTGTTCGCACGATCAGCGCGACCACGCCCACGGCGAGTTATTCCGCCGCCGAACAAACGGCCGACGGGTTAACCCCCGGCAATCCGGTAACGCTCAGCGTCTATCAACTAAGCGACGTTCGCGGCCGGGGTTTCCCGGCTATCGCGACCGTGTAAGGGGAACCCATGACAACATCCGCAGACCTCGGCATTTACTACCTCGCCGGGCAACAGGCGCAACCCGAGATAATCCACAACAGCGCATTGAATCAATTTCAAGTGTTGCTATCGGGGGTTATCAGTGTCGGCCTCAATACCCCGCCCGGTTCGCCCGCGCAGGGGGACACCTACATACTCGGCGCGAGTCCAACCGGGGCATGGGCGGGCCGGGCGAACTGCCTCGCCGGTTACTTTGGTACGGCCTGGGTATTCGTGCCGGGTAATACCTCGGCCGGAACACCGATCACGATGGGCGTCCGTCAAGAAGGCTTGCGAGTCTGGAACAAAACCGACGACAAAACCTATGTTTGGAGTGGGTCGGCGTGGTCGGCGATTGTCTTGGGCATGGCTAACCCGATGACCACGGCGGGCGACATCATAACCGGTGGCGCCTCGGGTACGCCTGGACGGTTGGGCGTCGGGACAAACGGCTTTGTCTTAACCGTCGTGGCTGGCGCTGTTGCGTGGGCGGCGGCAAGTGGCGGGAGTCAATCCGGCATGGCGAGCGCCGCCGCGACACTCAATGACTTTCCGTTTTATACCGGCGTTGGCGGGTATACGTCGGCGACATTGAACAGCGCGACACGGCTACACCTTAACCTCGTCTATCTGGATTCGCCGCTAACGTTCACCGACATTGTGATAGCGGTTCGAACCGGGTCGGCGGCGACCTCAATTGATATCGGGATTTATAACTTTCTCGGGGCGGGCAAACCCGGAACGTGTGTGGCGAGTGCCAACCTGTCGACCGCTTCGTCTGGTCGGGTTGCCGTGACCCTCGGCGCTCCCGTGACCATAAACCCCGGCCTGTATTGGGTCGCCATGCACGGGAGTGTATCGCCGAGCCTTGCCATGTATTCGCAAGTAAGCGCGAACGTGCCGGGACAAATCGCCGGGTTGGCGATCAGTGACGCGATGACGCAAATAGCGGCGGGGACCACCACACTTTCGGCGGTCCTGTTCAATGACGCGTCTTTGCCGGGCGGGTCGTATTCCCGAGGGATGGACCTCACTGGGTTGAACATGACCAGCGCAAACATCGTCGGTTACAACACCGCGATTCCAGTTGTCGCGCTCAAGAAACAATAAACCCGGCATAGTGCCGGGTTCATCTTTAGCGCGATCAGGACGCCGGGGTTATCCCTTTTCGGTGTGGGTTAACCAACCGGCGACCGTTTCCTTTCCGTATTCGTTTGCCCACTCGACATAAGTGGCGTTGGTCGCCATTCGAATTTTAATTTCCTTTCCCGTGTGTGGGTTGCGGTAAGTCCGCAACGGCCACGCTTGTTTCTTCTTGTCCCCGTTGCCGTCACTCGCCGGAACCCCTGAGAGTTTCGAGAGTTTCGCGCCCGCAATTTTCCTTTCGTTCTGACTATCCATTTTCAAAATGTCCAACAACGTCTCGCGACTGACTTTGTACTTCGCGAGCAGTTCGGTTAGGTCGGCGTCGAACTCAAGTTCCCGTTTTAATTCGGGATCGTTTTTCATTTCTAACAGTTCGCGATGGTAAATCGCGAGCGCCCTTTCCGCTGCTTTGAATGTGACTAACTTTGACATCCTTTCGTTTCCTTGTTTTTGATTGGCAAATAAAAAGCCCGGCGTCGGAGTGACACCGGGCGAGAGTAATCAACCCGCCGCGCGAGTGACTTCTATTTCTTCTGACTTAACACTAATCAATTTGCGCACGACGAGGCCAAAGCTACGGGCCTTTTTGCCCGCTGCAATTTCAGCCTCTACGGCGGTCATATCGAATTCAACATGGATAAACGGGATTTCGTACCAATCCAAATCCCGCACTAACAACATGACCTCAAGGCGTCGTTTAAAGCGAGACGTCGGCAAAGGGTCTTTGCGTTTGAGTGGGGTTTTTTTCGGGGCGGGAATGCGAAGGGATGCGCTTATTTCTTTTTCGAGTTTGGCGTGTAGCTTTGCCGTCTCGCTCGCTTGCTCAATGCCTGGAGTCGGCGCGCTCTTGACTATGCTCGGAACGAACTCGAATGAGGCGAGCAATAGTTCCGGCTCTTTAGACTTGACCGGGGAGTTAGTAAACAACGCCTCGCGCATTTGTTCCTCAAGGTCGGAGGACGGCGCGGCGGGAGTGAAGTCGAAAAAGAAATCCGATTCTTTGAGTGCTGAGAGTTCGCGGCGTTTGCGCTTTTCCGCTTTGCGTATTGATCTGAGTTCGTGCGCGGTCGGTTCGGGTGGCGTTGTGGCGATCAACTCTATTAGGCAATGTTCGCGTTCGGCGAATCTGGCGAATCCTAGTCCTGTATTCAAAGCCATTTAGAAACCCCTGTTGTCCATGTCCAAGTTCGTTTCCGGTTTCGCTCGTGGGCACTGCCACCGCGCGACGGTCTTGTCATGTGTAACGCCTGTGAGACAGAACGTCAAGCCGATTGTTATAGGTTTGTGCGCCACGTTTCGGCGCGGCGTGCGTTTGTACCTGATAGGTAAATCGGCGTCAACCCGACCCCCCTGGTCGCCCATTGGTCGGATAGGCCGTGGTGCAACGATGGTGCAATTTTGGTGCAATGACTGTTGCAAACCATGCTTTATCTCGCTTCATCACCATGATGCAAGGTGCAATAAATACAGGGGGTTAGGGGAAAAACCTCAAGCAAATCAAAGGGTAAAATTGGATTCGAAATCCGTTGAAGTGGCAACATTTCCTAGGGTTCAAATCCCTATCTCTCCGCCAAAATCAAGGGGTTAGCGCTTAGCAGGCGCTAGCCCCTTTTTCATTTGGTGCAAATTTGGTGCAACG